TGTTCAATGATCCCCGTCTGTGATGCTGATGACGAAGAACAGCATAGGATCGTAGCTGAGATGATCCATGAGGAATGGAGCCCTCTGGATAAACCTATTCTTGACGGTATCGGCAATGAATAACCTACTACATGTAGTAGGCAGCAGACGAAACGGATACAACATGTTGTGGTATTGACATGAGCAAGTAATGCGCTAGGCTGAACACGAAACAAGGAGAATAAACCATGGATGAAATTGAACAACGACGCACGATCAAGAACATCAAGACCTTGATCGAAGCGATTGAGATCACCGAAGTAAAGCATGCGTTGCAAGCTACACTACACCTGATCATAGCACTCGATGAACGTATCACTGAGATGCAAGGTGATGAAGATGAATGATACACCACTTATGGCTGGTGGTATAGCAATCACAGCACCATCTGTTGAGAACATGCAGTTGATGCTCTTACTGTGGGGCGACTCGGGAGTAGGGAAGACAACGCTAGCTGCAACTGCGCCGGGACGAAAGCTACTTGTTCTCTTAGATCCTGGGGGTGATCTGTCTCTGGGAGATCGTGATGACATAGCAGTGCTCAACCTCAGTGGAGAGAATGCACCACGGTTGGTATCACAGTTTCGCACTGCTGATCCATATGGTATCGGTGCTGTGCTCAAGGCACGGCCCGACTTGGAGACTGTTATTATAGACAGCATGACTTCGCTGGCATACGCTGCATTGCAGAATGCTGTGAGTATCAACCGTAGCTCAACGATTGAGCAGCCTGGAATACATGGATACACATACCGCAATGCGACTGTCTTGGCTATCACCGTTAGCATCATGCGCATATGCCAGCAATACAAGCGGCACTTAATACTGATCACACATGAAGGGAGTGCAGATCGAAACGAGGCAGGCGTTGTTACATCAGTGACTATGGCATTGAGCGATGGTGTCGCGAACCAAGTCGGCCTTAGGTTCAATGAAATCTGGTGGATGGCAGACGCAGGAACGGAGCGCCGGATTGCGGTGCGTCCATGTCGTTCACACAAACCAGCCAAGACGCGCATGTTCTTGTCTGACAAGCTAGAGTTCCGCTGGAACTATGATCCGAATACACAAACAGGTGAGGGGATTGCTGACTGGTTTCATGCTTGGCAGAAGAACGGAGGCAAGAAGATACAACTTCCAGGAGTTAAGTAATGAAAGAGATTGAACTAACACAAGGCTACTGGACACAAGTAGATGATGAAGACTTTGAATGGTTGGATCAGTGGCTATGGCATATCGCTGGTAAAGGCTATGCTGCACGGAAACCAAAACATAGCAAAGCCATTTACATGCATCGTCTAATTCTGTCTGCGCCAGGTGGAATGACTGTTGATCATATAGATGGAGACATGCTTAACAACCAACGCCACAACCTGCGCCTTGCTACATACTCACAACAGAATGGTAATAGTGTAGGACGCGGTTCAGCATCCGGTGTGAAAGGTGTTCAGTTTCTACGACCAGGATTATGGTGTGCCCGCCTGTCTATAAAAGGTGCGGAACGATACCTCGGTTCGTATACCACAATCGAAGAGGCAGTAGCCGCATACAAGAAAGCTGCTGTTGAATACTTCGGTGAGTTCGTTTTAACAGAAGAAGGAGAAAACGAAAAAGCGCCCGTCCAGGCACAGGACCTAGACGGGCCAGAGTTGGGGGGTAGTCAATCCAATCCTCAACAACATACAGCATCCATCATGGAGATCAAGTGAAATGTCTGAGAGCATCCTTACCTTTTCCGAAGACATAACTAATGCCCCGCCGCCGCCTTTGCTTCCCGTAGGCCCTTATCCTGCCGAGATCATTGGTGCGATGAAGAAGAACGCGCCAACCACGGGCCGTGATTATGCACAGATCACGTTCCGTATCAATGCGGAAAGCTATCCTGCTGACTTTGTGGATGGCGATCCTGACGGACTGATCTTGTACTACAACTTCCTCCAGCTTGCGGATACGCCACAGAACCGTCATCGCTGGCGCGTGTTCCTTGAACGGTGCGGCGGTCCCATGGGACGCAACATCGACCTCAACGCTCTGATCGGTTTGACGGCAACTGTTGAGATTAGTCACAGTGAATGGAACGAAGAGATGCGGGCACAGATTACTCGCATCCTCGCACCGTAATCGTATGAATATGCAGCCGCATGACTTGCGTTGTGTGGCTGCATGTCATATACTTGTTGAGTTACCAAACCAAGTCAACCAGGAGATGACACATGGCTCTGAGAGCACAGACTATTGAAGACATGAACACCAACGATGCACCCGCCAAGCGCAAGCGCACACGTAGTGCAAGCGTAGCCAAGCCTGCATTCTTTGTCTTGCAGATGCTTGATGACAACGGTGAACCGACAGCGTTCGACAAGTCCCGGCTGAAGTTGGTGCTGGTGGAACGCAACGCTGAGAAGATCATGGAGATCATGGACAACAGCACGTATCCATACGCATTCTACTTGCGTGGTATCGTGCCGGTCCAGCGTCAGTCTACACCACGGCTGTCTCCCATTACTGAGTGAGCTAGTGAACGCGCTACTGTGTGATACGGTGGCGCGTTCTCTTATCCTGGGTTTGGTGTACAAGAAGGGACGTGTCCATGCAGATCGTGTTCGATGACAAGCAGCAAGAGGCTATCAATGCCTGCTGCGATGTGACTAAGCGCATCGTTGCTGTAACTGGAAAAGCGGGAACCGGGAAGACTATGATCATGCGTGAGGTGTCTAAGCAACTAGTGGATGCAGGCTACATGGTGCAAGCCAGTGCACCTACAGGCAAAGCAGCGAAGCGCATACGCGAAGTCAGTGACCTAGCTGCAATGACTAACCATCGCATGCTTGGTTACGGCATGCCAGTAGATGTAGAAGTAGATGACGAACACACTGGTAACAAGAAGATCGTGCAAGTCAGCACAGGTCCCAAGTACACACGCCGTAACCCACTCGGCTACGATACCATACTGTGTGATGAATACGCGATGGTAAACCAAGAGATACATCGTGCCATCATCGATGCACTGAAGAGTGGTGCACGCTTGTGCATGTTCGGTGATGTTAATCAGTTGAAACCCATTGAAGAAGATAGGAGACTCGATGCCCAACCATCCGCCTTCATGGTGGCGCTTGAGAAATTTGGTGGGATTACTCTCGACACTATACACAGACATGATGCAGGATCAGGTATCGCAAGCAACGGTGCCCTCATCTTGCAAGGGAGAATGCCTCGTGCAAGCGATGACTTTACACTCCGCCAGACTGATCAGCCTGTCCGTGCAGTGCAAGAATTTGTCGAGTTGTCCCTACAAGACGGACATGACTATAGTGACAACGATCATCAAATCATCACGTGTATGAACCGTAGTTGGTGTGGCACTGAGAAACTAAATCTTGTAATACAATCTATGTTTTGGCAAAGGGAAAGGCCATTCATTGAGCTTCCTCGATACCGTTCTCCAAGTGTCCAACTTGCTCCTATTCGTGTCCAAGTTGGAAGTAAAGTTGTGTATTCAGCCAACACATATGATCTTGGAGATGGTGTAAGCTATGCATTCAATGGAGAAGTAGGCAAAGTTATAAACATTAATTATGAAGAGGGCTCCGTCGAGATCGATTTCGGAGATCGCACGGTGATAATTCCTCCATTGATTATCATGGTATACCCTGATGGCCGTGCCGTAGAACAAGATCCAAGAAGAAATATTAACCACGCCTACGTGCTGACAACCCATAAAACACAAGGATCAGAGTATAGTCATGTGTGTTACATTATGAATAGAACAACACAGTGGGCACAGTCTCGAAGGAATTTCTATACAGCAATAACCAGAGCGAGACACATGTGCACCGTCTTTACTGACTCGATCAGCTTAGCCAAGTCTACGAAGTTTTCAGGATGAAGGAAATCTTGTTGACTTGTGGCCGCATTGCCTTCGTGGACGATGAGGATTATGCACTAGTCAACCAATACTCTTGGTCTGCTGGTATAAGCAGATATGCTGAACGAACTGTGCACGAGAAAGATGGAACACAGTGGACCCAACGTATGCATACTCTCATAATGGATTTACCTGAAGGCATGGAGGTTGACCACAGGGACAGGAATGGATTGAATAACCAACGACACAACATGCGTGCAGCAACACGTTGGCAGAATGCAGCAAACATGGTCATGCCTCAAGGAGAGAATGGTTCAGGTTATCGTGGAGTAGATCAACTACCATCAGGTAGATGGAGAGTAAAGATATCTTGTAACATGCGTGTTCAGCACGTTGGTGTATTCGATACGGCAGAAGAAGCTGCACGAGCCTATGA